TTTAATTTCTTTTTTAGGTTCATCTGACATCTTAACCTCCGCTGTTGAATTAATTATCTCACTTAGTCGTCCCACATTTCAATCATTTAAAAGCAGCCCTCTTTATAAAAAGGCATAAAAAAAGACCCCGAAGGGTCTTTGGTAAGATGTGAACCTTGAATCACATGAGGTTCTTGACGGTGACTCTTCTGTAGTAACGGTTAGAGTTAGCGAGGAGTCTACCCATTCCCTGAGTGGTTCCTTCCGCGAATGGATTGGCGACCATGCCGTAGCGGGTCTTAAAGCCAATTTTGGGTTGGAAGGTGTCCTGTCCAACGGCGCGAACCATCTGGAGAGGAACATAAGGACAGTAGAACATACCTGCGTCATAAGGTGAAGAACCCTTATAACCAACAACGTAGTACTGGTTTGCAGCATTGTTTGCAGCAAATGGGTCGATGTAGACCTTGTACTTACCAGCAAGTGTGCCAGCGAAAGTATTACCAGTGTCATCAACGTTAAGGTTAGCGTTGAGTGCAGGGGTGTAATCCAGGATACCTGCCATCGTGAGTGCGGATGCAACGTCTGCGGAACACAGAACAACGTTGCCCTTCCCTCTACGAGTTCTTTGTGCGATTGCGTTAGCGTCTCTTTCGATTTGGAAAAGTAGACCCTTGAACTTCTCAACACTCCAACGTCCGTTAGAGTCAACATCGAGGTCGAACTCACCAGCGGTAGCGGTGTTAAGAGTTGCACCCTGTTCAGCAACTTTATAGATGGAACGAATGACTTCGCGGTTGATCTCAGCAAGAATCTCTGTGGAGAGAATATTTGCGAGTTCAGCCTCAGCATTCAAACCATGAATTGCCTTAAGGTCTTGTGCCAGTTCCAAGGAGTACTCTGCTTTCAGAGCTCTTGACTTGGCGGTTACAGTGACTTTCTCGATCGAGAATGCCATCTCTTGGAAGGCATTAGAAGCGGCATCACCGAGAGCTTCCGACTCTCCAGTTGACATACCCTGACCTACGTTGTAGGCAGAGGTTGTTGCGGAACCAACGGGGTTCAGAACTGCGGGGTTAGAACCTGCCTGAGCACCTGTACCGAAACCAGCAGCCTGGTCGGTTTGTCCACCTGTAAGGGACTGATCACTATCCTGACCAGAGAATGCGGTATCGGGCTCGTTGAACAGTGCCTCAGTACCACTCTGATTGGTGTAGCGGGAGCGCATTGCAAAGATTAGTCCAGTAGGACCACTCATTGGTTGTACGCCTGCAAGGTCATATGCGACCAAGTTGGGCATTGCGCGTCTGATCAAGGAGATCAGAACTGGGTCGAAACCAGCGACAGGACCTGTGTCAGTGGAAGAACCACTGAAACCACCAGTACCAGCCGAGTTGGTTGGGGATGCTTCACTCAGGAAAGAATTTTCTTCCCTAAGCATTTGCTCTTGGTTCTCAAGGAGAACGGCGGTGACATTACGTCTATGACTATCCTTGATAGCTCCAGACCCTTCGTGGTCTAGTAGGGGAGCCCACTTTTCAGTAAGCTGTTGGTAATTAATGTTTTGTTGCATTTTGGATTCCTAGGTTTGAAATTAATAATCTCTAAATCACTGCTTGACGTTAGAGAGTGCTCTTAAGTATGCAGCCATAGATCCAGTTGCTGGTTCTACGTGCTCTGCTTCTTCTTTCAGAACTTGAGTCTCTGTCGTCTTGGAAGAACTAGAGTTACCAGAGAAGTACGACTCCTTCAGTGTTTCTAGTTTTTCACGATAGCTTTCTTCACTTTCAAACTCAACACCTTCTGCAAGAACTGCAAGTTTGTCTTTCTGAGAAACTGCAAGTCCTTCTGCAACAGTATTCATAATAGTTTCAGCAGTCGATACCGACAACTTACTATTCAGAGCAACATTTCTTTCGATTTGCTCATTGAGTTTGGTCTCCATTTCATCAAGTTTGTCTACCATGCTCTCAAGTACATCATATCTATCTTCAGGGAGTGATACATAATGTTCTTCAAATAGACCCTTCATTCCTTCAAGGAATGATTCGGTCATCTCTGTCTTGATTCCACGCTCAACGGAGAGAGCGTTTTCTTCAAGCCATTCTTCAGCGACATATTCGAGGTACGAATCTAGTCTTTCGGTAAGTTCAACCTTAATGGATTTAACTTCCTCGGCAAACTGAGTTTCGTAGGCCTCTTGAATCTGATTTTCGATATCTGTGATCTTAGCGGTAAGCGAAGCTTCAAAGATTAGTTTAGCTTTTTCTCTGAATTCTTCCGAGAGTTCTTCACCACCCAGGAGTGCTTCGACATCTTCTGCAATCGCAGAATCAATATCAATGATGCTCTCTTCGGTTTCGGTCAGATCTTCCTCAGCAATTACTTCTTCAGCAGATGCTTCGGCCTCTTCAGCGTACTTGGGTGCTTGTTGCATTGGTTCAGCAGGTTTTGCGCCTTTGTTGACGACATCCTTAACTTGCTTAATAGTCTGCGTAGGAGTTTTAAGCGCGTTAGAATTATCGTCTGGTCTAGAATTCTCGGGGGTAGGTCCACCGAGATCCTCAACGGCAGCGTTGTCAGGAACATAGTTAGGTGTTTTGGGCATGGAATCACCAGCCGCAGCACCACTATTGACAGCGGTTTTGGATTGCTTAGTGCCTACTTCCATTTCTTGTAAATCTCCACGAGACATTTGAACTCTCCGTTTTTAATCGTTGTAGATATCGTAATCTGTATTTATTTATTAAATTCAGAGATTTGATAAGAAGTTTTGGAAGATTTCCAATTTCTTCTCGTCTAGTCTCTTTTGATCAACAAATTTATTTATGGTTTTTTTAGTTTCTTTAATTGCCTGATCGACAATTTCTTCAGGCTGTTTCTCAATTACCGCAACGGTTTCTTGGACTGTTGCTTCTCTAATTTGAGACTGTGCCTTTAGAAGACCTGCATCCCAAATCCATTCAACTCCTTCCATGATTCCGTTAACAAAAGCATCAGGAGCAGAGGGATCTGCGACAATATCAGCAGCAGTAGCGAGCATAAAATCCTCACCAACTACTTTATATCCTTCATTTGTATCACGTAGACTTCCCATTCCCCTAGAAGAAACTCCCAGTTGGACACCCTCATCAATCAGTGACTGAGCAATTTTGCCCATAGGGGTATCGAGAAGTTTAGCTTTTCCAATAAAATTATGTCCCTCTTTGTGAAGGTCTACAATTTTATGAGAAACTCTATCTAAATTTACAGTTGGTCCATCAGGATGTCCCAATTCACCAAGAGCACGTCCTTTAGAAACAAACTGTTCGCTGTATCTGTTTACCTCTTTATCCAGAGTTTCAACAGGATAGAAACGACCATTCCTATTCTTCAAGTTTCCTTGAAGGAAAATACCTTCAATAAACATAGATTTCTTGCCGTCTTTTTCTTCGACAAGAACCTTTGCTGATTCGATTTCTTCGGTAATAAGTTTCATTCTTCCTCTGGTTCCTCGGCAGGTGTTTCAAGTTCTGCAGATACCTCTACTTCACCATCAGAAGTTTCTGGTTCTGCATTATCTAATTGATCAACCCAAGGATTGGGCCCTCCAAACGCATCAGCTGTTACAGCTGGACGAATGGTTTCGATGTTTTCTGCAGACTTTGCAAATAAAACATCTTTGATCCTAGAATGAATTTCTGTAGGAGAGTCATTCTTCACAATCAAATCAATAAGGTCATCCATAACAGGTAAATTAAATACAAACTAGAAGTATTTATATTTCCCCTCCCTTGGGCATCTCTATGGATGATCCGTCAGCTTCTACTGCAGAATCATCAATACCTGGTTCTGTTATTGGAGACCCAAGATCTTCGCCTGCACCGATACCCATTTCAAGTTGTTGAACTTCCATAGGATCAATCAACTTACCATCCTTAATTTCTTGTGCCATCTGTTTATCAATATCGATCATCTCCTCATCTTTTTGTTTGAGAACATTTCTCCTTACATATTCGAGAGAGAAATACTTTCCAAGATATGGGTCAACCGCAGCAGCAGTTCCAAGTCTTTCATTAAGTAGTTCAGTCTCTTTTAATTCTGCAAAGTGGTTATCATAAACAAAGTCATATTGGATATGATCGGAAAGAATTTCCCAATCTTCAGGCGTAACAATGTTCTTAAGAATGAGTTGTGTCTTCAGCATGTCGCTGAAAACACCAGAAAATCTTTTTCTTAAACGTCCAACAAACTTGGTAAATTTAATTTCATCTCTCAAGATTTCCGAAGAACGTCCAAGATTGAAACCTTCTCCAGAACCAGCAATACGAGATTCTGGGACACCCAGTGATCTGTATAATTTTTTCTGGAAGTATTCAATATCAGAAAGTTCTCCCAAGTTTTGACCACCTGGCAACGTAGTTATTTCAGTTCCTCTTCCACCTTCACGACGAGGCAACCAAAAATCTTCAAGCATACTCATATGCTTACGATCATCTCGCACTTCACCAGTCGATGCATCATAGACTAGTTTGTTGCGATAACGACTCATCACATCTTTCAAGTATTGTTCTGCTTTAATCTTCGGCAGATTACCAACATCAATATAGAAAATTCTTCTTTCAGGAGCACGGGACAATCTATAAATTACAAGACTATCTTCAATCATGCGAAGTTGATTGAGTGCTTTAATAGTTTTGTGTAGATATGAAAGGATAGTTTGCTTATTCCTATCCACTAAACCAGAGTGACAGAATGTTACTGCGTCAAGTGCAATTTTTACTGGTCTATTTGCATTACTAAATGGTTGTCCGATAGCTCCTATATTATTTTTTGCTGATTGAGTATTTGGATCATAAAGATAATACTCTTCAATCTCTGGACTTGTTGGACTAGAATTATCTTGAATCTTTGTTACTGTTTGTTGTAAGTTATCTTTTTTCTTTAACTTCCTAATATACTTAATTCTTAGAGGATCAATGTAACGTACTTCTTGAATGCCTTCTTCTGGTGCTTTGAGGTCAATTACTTTATGATAGAAAATTCTTCCATCAACATACCAGTTACGCAAAATTTCATGACACTTCTTGTCGAAGTCCATGACTTCTTTGACTTTTTTAAACTCAGATCTTATAAGATCTTTGAGTTTATCCGAACCAGGAAGATTTGACAGATCAATTTGAACGGGTGAATCGTTCTGATCCGAGACAATAGCCTCATTTATAATATCTTCAATGGCACTATCCACCTCAGGATGCAATGCCATTTCTCGATATCTTTTTATCAAATCATATTCAGACTTATATACACCTTCAATATCTACATATTGACCATAAAAACCACTGCTAACATAAAAGTCCGACGAATCCTCATCGGACTTTGGAACAGGGGAGACGATACTCTTCGAGGTGTCGTCTTCTTTTTCAATTTTAAAACCAAACAACCTAGCCATTTAGATTCACTTGAGGCATCATCAAATGTATTTATTCAATGAGAATTAAGCAGTCTGAGAATCACTTGATTGAACTGGCTCCTCTTCTGTACCAAAGAGGTTAACGTTCTCTGCAGTATATGCATCCCACCACTGAACTTGCATATCTACAGTAAACTCTTCAATAGTATCGGAGTTGTCGTAAGATAGTTCGATGGAACTGACGTTTGTTGGGAACAAACCGTGGAAGACATATTTTTTCAGAACGGGATACTTATCACCAGCACCCAATGTTGCATCTTTAATAGTGGTTGGGAAACTACCAGTAGAACCTCTGGTATTTCTTCCTAGTTGATACACAACTGCATCTTTTTGATATTGAGTTGGATTAATAACACCAGTAGCATTGTCATGCTTATTGATGCCATTCATCCACTGCTCGAATGCATTTCGTAGATCGAATGAAATGTCATTGATGACTGTAATAGTCCAGACATCAAAGGTTCGGTCACCTGCAACTTTAAGATTTCTTCCTCTGAAAGGAACGTCGATGACGTTAATATTCGAGGCTGGTAATTGAGCAGCCTTGATTAGAAATCTAGAATTGGCAACAGATTCCGTGGCGACTTGGACATAGCTTGGGAAAGCAAGTTCAACCTCAAACAAATTGGGGCGGGCGGCCCCTCCAGATAGTCGAGCCTTGAAATCCTCAATAGTCCTATTCCCTACCAATGGTGGGTTAAATGACTTTGAACTGGGCATGGCTAATTAACTCCTTATACTGTTATTTAGTGAGACGGATCAAACATTACCAACTACTTCATCAAAACTGACTCCCGAGCGTGTCGCGACGAATGTCAGACCAATGAAGTTGATTGATCTATTTGGTTTTACGAAGATATCAGCTTTGAACTGATTGGAATCAACAACATCTGGTGTGTTGTTAGAGTCATCACAAATGACAACGAAATCAATGATGCCCCTCTTCGCCTTAACATCGCGAAGATATGGTTCAACAATATTCAAGAAGTTAGTTCTTGTGAGAATGTCATTGAACTCAAAGAGTTGTGCTCTTGCAGCTCTCTCTATTGTCTGTTCAATAGTGAGGAACAGACGACGAACGTTAATTCTGTCGAATGCAGATGCTTCTTTAAGAGCAGTCTTATCACCATAGAGAACCATTCCTGCACCAGGGGAGAATATCACTGGGTTAATTCTCTTGGGATACAGAAGATCTCTCTGTGCCTGTGATGGGTTGTATGCCAGTTTAACAGCATTATTAATTGAACCTCTTTGTGAACCTGCAGGAGAGAACCATGGGAAAGAATTGATTGAAGTTCTTGCCATGAGACCAGCAGTATCACCATTCAAAGGAACATATCTGAAAGAATTATTGAATCTATCAAATGTATACTTGTAACCAGAATCAAATACAGCATAAGAACTGGAAGACAGACTATCATAGAAGTTGATAACATTATTTGTCTGTTGATCCGAGTCACTAATTCCAACAACATCAGGTTTGTATGGAGATATACATGCAATACAATCTTTACGAGTATTTGCAATTTGAATCAATTTGTTCGCCTTAGCTTGTGCCTCAAAAACAGTATCACCTGATGAAGGCCCCTGGATAATATAATTAATGGAATACTCTGCAGGGTTTTCTAGGATAGTATACGAAGAAATAACATCCGAGAGGTTACACTTGTAAACTCCAACACCACCATAATCATTACCCCCTCCAAGGGAGAATGTCTGAGCACCAGCACCGTTAAATGTTGTTCCTTGTGAAAGTTGTCCCCATGTTCCACTTGCATCTAGAGTATAACCACTCAACATACTGAACTTAAGTGATGTGCCAGTTTGGGCAGCACCAACAAAGAGATTTTGGGAATATTGTGCAATATAGTTTTTGTAGAAGATATCTGCACTTGGAGAAATCTTTGCATCAGAAGCCTTAGAAAGACCGATCCATTTCTCTACGATGTTTCCTGCACTTCCAGTTACTTTACCAGTATCGTCAACAACAACGATATGCATTTCATCAAATCTAGAACTTCTCTCTCCAGCATATGCAGATGTTGAAGGTCTCTCGGCAAGAGACTTCCAGAAAATTGTCTGGTTTTCTAGTCCAAGAGTCTGTGTGTTATACCAGTCTTGTGCAGTATTTCCTTGTCTTAGTGAAAGTCCACTACCAATACCTGACTTAACAATGAAGTCTGTATTAGCGAAAGAAACTGAAGCTGCAACGTCCATGATGACTGCAGTGGTTGAATCACCTTCTGTAGTGAATCCAATAACTGTTCCTTCGTAGTTTCCATTGACCGACTTTACTTTATCACCAAAAGCAATCTTGGTGTTATCCAAGTCAGCTCCAAATCCAATCATTGTGGATCCAATACCAACAGTTGCTTGGAATCTAGTCCTTTCAATACTAACTTGATCACCTACGTTATCGAATATTCTATAAAGGTTTCTATTGTTGAAGTTAGTTGTATTGATACCACTAACGAATGCTTCTTGTCCTGCGTCATATCCAAGGAATGCCCTTGTAGAACTACCTTCCTGGTAATCAGTTTCTGACCATGTGTCTGTTACGACGTTATGCTGAGATAGAACTTTAACGTCAATCGAATTAGTATTAACTGCAGCGATGACACCCTTAAGGTATCCAGTTTCGATTCCGACAGTACCATTACTCAATGCTACTGCTGTAGTGAAACCAGCGGTGATTGCATATCCTACCTGGAGACCGTCTGTACCTATTGCCAGTCTTTGGTCAGCAGCAGCATCGATCGTGCAAACTTTTAGATCATTTGCCCAAGAACCTGGGTTTCTCGATGCATATGTCCAGTTGATATCTTCTAAGTGATTATTTGTATAATCCTCAGAGGAATTAATCTGCAAGTTTGACAGGGATCCCCCTGCTAGTGCAACGTTGGCGTTAGATAGGTCTGGGTGAGCAGATCTAATGACTCTTAGAATACCACCGTAAGAAAGATACGATGAAGCACTCATCCAGTACTCATACTGGGAATCAGTAGATAGTGGCTTACCAAACGTTTGTGTAAGATCGTTTTCAGTTTCAATCAGTAGTGGTACATCTACGGGTCCTCTTTCAAAAGGACCAGCAATGGCACCCACCTGATCATTAATATTATCAATACGTCCAATAGTTAAGTCAACTTCTCTTACCTTAACGCCTGGGGAGACTAAATTTAATGACATTGTTAGTTCCTCTTTAAGAAGTCCATTTTTTATCTGTTATTATTTAGAATTTACTCGTTTTCAAGTGGGGAAACAATGCATGAACTCCCTACCAGTCTGGGTATGTAGATGTGTCTTTTAGTTTTGTAATCCTAGATCTCATTACTCGTTGTTTAGTACAATCCTTACACTCATAAGAGTAAGCAGAAGCAGTGGTTCTATTTCTTCTCGTCCTATAAAAGTCTGTTAATAAATTTTTTATCTCTCCACAAGACCTACATTTCCTTTCATTTAGAAGAAGATGTCCTAACACAAACTCATCATCTAGGTTCATCTACCGATAGTCCCACATATGTGACATATCACCATACTCATCCGTATGCCATCTATCGCCACTAGAATCTACAAATGATGTCTCTTCATGGATTCCGTCACTTAGAAATCCAAATGGAGCCATATCCTGTTCAATTTGATCTCTTTGATCATCGTAAATTCTTTTTCTGATATCATCGTCGGACATTTCTTTGAAATAATCTTGTTGGACTAACCAAGCAAAAATAACCAAACACATAGCAAGGTCATCGTTACATCCCTCTTCAGCTTCAAAAGAATTATTTTTTTGAATAAATGTCGTAAGTTCTGCAATAATATTATAATCGGTTATCAATAACTTATCAGACTCGATCATTGTCTTTAAGTTTAGTGATCCGATTTTCTTGACTGTCTTAGACATTTTGACACCCAACTGAGTTTTTTTGCCAGAAAATCCTTGACCAACTAATTGCCCAGCTCGACCTCGCATAGAACACATGAGTAAATTTTGATATTCTAAATCGTATTGAAGAGTTGCTGCAATTTGATCTCCAATATCATTTACTTCACATAAAATGTATGCATCATTATATGCTTTTGCAAATTCCCAAATAACATTTGGGAACAACATTGGTCTAATGGAATTATTTCTATACTTTGCAACAACCTTATATGGAAACTCTGTTGTATCAAATACAATAAAAGCAGAATAATCTTTTTCTACACCTCTAGCAACGTCAACCGTCATAATATAATTATGATTCTCCATTGAATGGCAATATATCTCTCCGCCATTTTTTGCAGTATTTATTGGTTCATCATATACCATCGACTTCAATTTTGAAGGCGCTATCAGAGTGTCTACAGATCCTAAGAACTCACATTCAAACTCAACTCGGAACTGAGACTCCGAGGTATTTTTTATAGTCTGTTCTTTCCAAGCATCATCACGACCAGGAACTTCTGACCAATGAACTTCCGTATTCGTGTATTCATTTCTACCAAGTTCGGAGTCATGCCATAATCTATAAAAATGGTTCATACCCTTTGGGGTAGAGACGATAATTACTTTTGTAGATTTACCAGATGAAATGGTGGGATATACTGAACTGAAAAACTCCTCTGCGATGTGATTTGGAATGAACGCAAACTCATCAAGGAAAATGATGTTGAACGACATGCCTCGAACAGCACTTGCAGATGTCGATGCAGCAAGAATTTTTGATTTGTTTTCCAACTCCATGGAACCTTTATTCCATGCAACAATACCCTGTTGCATCCAATGAGGTAATGCCTCATAAGCAGTTTGGAGTCTTCCTAAGAGTTCTCTGGCAGTTGCAGCTTTGTTTGCAAGTATACCAATAGTAACGCTATCGTTGAAGAGTGCATAATGTAGGAGATATGAAACGACGGTTGTTGATTTTCCCGACTGTCGGGGCATCTTACAAATGTTGAATCTGTTTTCATGGAAATTTTTTACAAGTTTTTCCTGAAAATCATACATTTTGAACGGAACCAGTCCTTCATCGAGACTGATAATCTTCACATAATTAACTGCAAAATATAAAGGATCTTCCTTACACTTTAAGTATTCTTTAACTTGATCTTGAGTCCACTCAATAGCAACATTGGACTTCTTGAGATTTGGGTTGCCAAGATATACACCATTATCAGACATAACTTATTCAGGGGTTTACCATAAAAAGGGGTTCTCTA